ATACCCAAACAACCTGGCCACTTGTGACACAGCTGTTGCACCAATCTCTGTGGCACGAGCAAACTTGCCTATGTGTGGCACACTTGTCAATTTTCCCGCCGCTCGGGCCACCGCAGTCGCGGGGGTTGAGACCACGCCGCCACCGTACTCATCTTGTGACTGCATGGCGAGGGCGAGAGTGGGCGCCGACAACACTACGTCCTCAGCCCACGCATACGCTGTGATGGACATTCCCTGCCCCACTGCACTATTCGCACTTCGCAATGGAGCATATGCATACAGATCAATTTTACCCATATTGGTGAATTCTGATGCATTCTTCACCGTCAGCCAATTCTTATGGTAGAAGAACGGCAGAGTCAACGTGCCACCATCACTGTCCTGTGGCGATAACCACACGTGTGGGCGTTGGGAAAGGCTAATCAGCTTGCGCGTCGAACCATCATCCACAACTGTACTCGGAGTGAGCTCTGGCAATGGCTGGTATTGGGCACACACAAGTCCATAGTAAAATGGGGAAGCATTCACTACGAACTTTACCTTGATGTTACACCTAATGAAACCGTAATTGTGAAGCTTGTTTTTGATAGCATCATTAGCAAACAAGAGATTCCATGGTCTGAAACTCACCAAAAGATCACCAGTCACATTTGACTCACTGTATCCATATCCTCCGATGCGCACCGGACGCGACAAAAAATCTTTAAGCCCAGCTGTCTCCACAGCATCAGCAATAGCAAACGCAGGGTGTGCTGACTTCTGACCCTCTTCCTGACCGGTGTGCTCATCGTGAAATGTCGTCGTTCCCTGAGTAAGAGCAGTAGTACCAGCTTCGCTATCCACAATGATATCAGTGCTCTGACGTTGAAATAGAGGGGGGCTCTCTGGCCGCTCCCGTAAAGTACACAAATATTTATCTAAATACTCAACATCACGTTCCATTTTGGCTATGGCAAGCTGGAGACCTCTAAGGCGGGTCTCCTGGTCCTTAATTTTTGTATCGGTATTTCCGAGTTGGTATTTAACCGGGTAATTTTAAACTCATTATTAAACCCGGGAACATTTAATTGGTAACTAGCCGGTACCTTCCATCAATATGGATTTTGGGGATCGCCCAGGCAAGTTTACGCTAATCTCCACTCTCACAAACAAAACAAATGTAAAACTAATGAATATGCAGTAACTAAATTAACGTGCTACATTTTGGTTTAACGGACTATATAGCTCTAGCCCGGGGCCTGCCTAAGCGGACCGACGCCAAAACCCATCCCTGTACTCTTGCCAGGTTGGGAAGCGTTCCATCTGAGTGTGTGACCACAAAGCACACTCATCCATGATTTCTCGGATCATGGCATCCTTTTGGTGAAATTTCTCCCACCCATAGTTGAAGTACTCCATATGCGCACTCTTGAGCACCTCAACTGCTTGAGCCTCTGGGGTGATGGTTCGGGAAGCCACCACTCTTGTGAGACTTTTACCTATGGAAGCTTCTTCGAGTGGTGCAAGATACGCACCCACATCTTCATCGAACCTCCATGTCCTCTTAAGG